ATGAACACCGCCAACGCCATTCGCAAGATCACCGCCGCGATGCAAACGGAACTCGAATCGGGCCGGCGCTCGACGCGGATCGACGCCAACGACTTGATCGACGTTCTGCTGGCAATCGCGGACGCCATCGACCCGCCCTTGGGCGACCGGGTCGATGCCGGGCACGCCTGCCCGGGGTGCAACGAACGCCGCCAAGACCTACTGGTCTGGCAAGACGACGACACCGTCACCTGCGGCACCTGCGGATTGAATTACGTTCCCGGTTGCCCCGGGCGATGACACCACACCACCAAGAACCACCGGCCCCCGTTCGCGGGGGTCGGTGCATTTCCGGAGACCAACCATGAAAGAGAAACTCAGACCTGCAGTCGGGTACATCCGTATGAGCACCGATCAGCAGCAGGATAGCCCGGCCCGGCAACGCCAAGACATCGAGGCCCTGGCCAGCCGGCAGGGCTTCCGCATCACCCGCTGGTACGAAGACCATGGGCAGACCGGCACCGAATCAAGCAAGCGCCGCGAGTTCCAGAAGCTGCTCGGCGATGCCAAGGCCGGCACGTTCCAGGCGGTGCTGCTCTCGGAGCAGAGCCGCATGTCCCGCGAAGACATCTTCGACGCCATGCAGCACTGGCGAAAGTTCCGCGACGCCGGGGTTTCGATCATCACCTGCCAACGCGGGGAATTGAAGTTCGACAACCTCGGCGGCGTGATCACCGCCATCGTCGACCAGTACGGGGCACGGGAAGAATCGATCAAGCTGGCGCAGCGGGTTGTAAGCGGTCTGCGGTTGAAGGCCAAGCAGGGCCATCGCATTGGCGGGATGGTTTTTGCTTACGACCGCGAAGTGATCGACGACACGGGCAAGGTGGTGAAGCAGGTTCATTACGGCGAACGGTTCCGCAAGCCGCTCTCTTGGCGAACACGCCTGGTACCGTCCAGCGACACCGCCGCGGTCGAGGCGGTGCAATGGGCCTTCGCCGCCATCCGCCAGGGTCAGACCGTTCACGCCATCGCCCGCGAGTTCCGCAAACGCAACCTTCGAACCGTGTATGGCAATCCATTCAACTACTCGAGCACCATCGGTGTGCTAACCAACCCGACCTACGCGGGCACTCTTCGCGTTGGCGTCGATCCACGGGCGAAGTTCTGCTCTCTGGCGGCGGATGGCCTGATCATTGTCGAGAACGCCCACGAGGCCATCGTGACGCCGGAACTCTTCGAGGAAGTGCAGCGGATTCTCAAATCGCGGAGTAAGCACCACGACCGCGTTCCCGGTCGGCACATGCTCGCGGGCCTAGTGACCTGTGCCCATTGCCAACGACGCATGAGCGGCGTCTTCCGCAAGGACTATGGCAAACGCGAATCGGGCTGCTTCTACTTCTGCGATCCGCACCAGCACAAACGAGGCTATGACCCCAACTGCCCGCACCCATCCGTTTGGGCCGACCGGCTCGAGGGCTTCGTGCTCGAGGCGATTCGGCAGCACCTGCTCGACGCCGGGGCCGAGGAGCGAATCCGGGCCGAGATCGTGAAATCGAAGTCGCAGGCCAAGCCGCAGGCGACGCAGGACGAACGCCGCTTGGCCGAGGTTCGCCGCAAGATCGAACGCGGCACCGAAAACCTAGCCCTGGCGGAGGGGGACAACTTCGCGGGCATTTCGAAGCTGCTGGAACAATGGCGGGACGAAGAAGCCCGGCTGGTCGAACAGATCGAGAAGCGGAAGGACGAGTTGAAGCCGCTACCTGAGGCGCTCGCCGTGATCGCCAAGTTCGCCGAGTACCGCGATCAACTCGACAAGGCCGATCGAGCAACGCTGGCGAACGCCCTCAGGGTGACGGTAGCCTCGATTCGCATACGGGTGACCGCGACGAAGACCGGCGGCATCGAGCACAACGAGCACCAAGGCGAACTGCTGTTCCACCCCGGGTTCGGCGTCAAGAAGCCGGTCGCGATTCCGGACGAGGCAATCGGCACGCGGAAGATCTGGCGTGAGCTTGCCGCGCTGGCGAAGGCAAACCGCGAGCCGATCCGCTTGGCCGACGTGATGCGGCACATCGACACGAAGGACGCCTCGCTGGCCAGCTACCACGTCCGTCGGGCGATCAAGGCCGGCGTCCTCAAGAAGGTCGCCAACAACGGCGGCTGGATCGCCTACTGACCATCGACCACATTCCCACTCATCTCGCATTCCAAATCCCGTTGTCTTTGTCAAAGCCGGCCAGCCGGCCACCACTTACGCGGAGTTCAAACGGGAAATCCTCAACGAAATCGCCCGCTGCCTCAACATGCCGTTCAACGTCGCGGCGGGCAACTCGTCGTCCTACAACTATGCGTCCGGTCGCCTCGATCACCAGACCTACTTCAAGGCGATCCGGGTCGAGCAGTCCCACATCGAAGATTTGATTCTCGACCGGTTGCTGGCCGCCTGGTTCGACGAGGCGGCATTGATTCCCGGCCTTTTGCCCGCCGACCTTGGGCCGATCATCGCGCTCGAACACACCTGGTTCTGGGACGGCCAAGAGCACGTCGACCCGGCCAAGGAAGCCAACGCCCAAGCCACCCGCCTGGCCAACCACACCACCACACTCGCCTTCGAGTACGCCCGCCAGGGGCGGGACTGGGAAGACGCCCTGCGCCAACGGGCCAAGGAACTGGCCCTGATGAACGAACTCGGGCTGAGCCTGCCGATCGCCAGCCCCGCCGCTCCGACCCCGATTCCCGAGGAGAACCCCGATGCCGAAGAGCAACCGGCCGGCCGCCGTGCCGCCTGAGAATGCCCAGTTGAACCTGACCGCGCAGGCCCATATCGACCTCGAAGCAGGCGAAGCCGCGGGCACGACGCTACCGCGATTCCGGATGCTGGCCTACACCGGTGCCCCCATGCGGGTCGCGGGCTGGCGGCACCCGGTGGTGCTCGATCTGGCGGGCCTCTCCATCCCGTCGCAGTCGCGGCCGATCCGTTTCGGCCACGATCCGCTCTCCGGCGTGGGGCACTCCGACACGATCCGGGTCGAGAACGGCCAACTCTCGGCGACGGGAGTGATCTCCCGCGACACGCCGGCCGCCCGCGAAGTCGTGGCGTCCGCCAAGAACGGCTTCCCCTGGCAGGCCTCGGTCGGGGCCGGGGTCGAGGAGTACGAGTTCGTGAAGGAAGGCCAGCAGGTGCTGGTCAACGGCCAGAGCTACACCGGCCCGATGAACGTGATCCGCAAGGCGACGCTCGGCGAGATCAGCTTCGTCGACCTCGGGGCCGACGGCAAAACCACGGCCAGCCTCGCCGCCCAGAACGGCGGCTCGCCATCTGCCGAGTCGACCATGACCCCTCCGACCACCGAGCCTTCCATGACGCTGACGCCGCCGGTCGCGGGTGCCACGGCCCCTGCGCTGACCACCGAGGAAGTGCGGGCTCAGGCCCTCGCCGAGACCAACCGCATCACGGCGGTGCGTCGGCTCTGTGCCGGCCGCCACGCCGAAATCGAAGCGCAAGCGATCCGCGACGGCTGGGATCCCCAGCGCACGGAACTGGAGATCCTCCGGGCCAACCGCCCGCGGGCGCTGGGGGCCAGTCCCGCCGATGGCCTGTCCACGCAGCGAATGCTCGAGGCGGCGTGTCTCATGACCGCCAAGCTCGGCGACCTTGAGAAGCATTACGACGAACGCACCCTCGAAGCGGCCCAGGAGCGGTTCCGCGGCAGCCTCAGCCTCCAGGAACTGCTGCTCGAAGCGGCCTGGGCGAACGGTTACACCGGCCGCAACTTCCGTGATTCCCGCACGGTGCTGCGGTACGCCTTTGGACACGGGATCGAAGCCGGTTGGTCGACGGTCGACATCGGCGGCATCCTGTCGAATGTCGCCAACAAGTTCCTGCTCGATGGCTTCTTCTCGGTGGAGCAGGTCTGGCGGAACATCTGTGCCATCCGCAATGTCTCGGACTTCAAGACCGTGACCAGCTACCGGCTCATCGGCAAGGACCAGTACGAACTGGTGGCTCCCGGCGGCGAGATCAAGCACGGAACGCTCGGCAATGAGACCTACTCGAACAAGGCCGATACCTACGGCCTGATGCTCTCCATCGACCGCCGCGACATCATCAACGACGATCTTTCGGCGATCACGACCGTGCCGCGGAAGCTCGGCCGCGGGTCGGGCCTCAAGATCAACGACGTGTTCTGGAAGGCATTCCTCGACAACGCCGCCTTCTTCACCGTCGGCAACAAGAACTTCCTCGCCGGGGCCACCACGGCGCTCGGCATCGACGGCTTGACGGCGGGGGAAGTCGCCTTCCTCGACCAGGTCGATGGCGACGGCAAGCCGGTGGGCATCATGCCGGCGATCCTGCTCGTGCCCACAGCGCTCTCAGCCATCGGCTCGCAGTTGTTCAAGTCGCTCGAACTCCGCGAGACGACGGCGAACACGAAGTTCCCGGTCGCCAACCCGCACCAAGGGAAGTTCCGCGTCGAAGTCAGTCGGTACCTGGCCAATGCCCAGTACACGGGCAACTCCGTTAAGGCCTGGTACCTGCTAGCCGATCCCAACGATCTGCCGGTGATCGAGGTCGCGTTCCTGAACGGCCAGGAGTCGCCCACCATCGAAACGACCGACGCCGACTTCAAGGAACTCGGCGTGCAGATGCGCGGCTACCACGACTTCGGCGTGGCCTTGCAGGACTACCGCGGCGGCGTGAAGGCCAAGGGCGAAGCGTAATCGGCAGGTTCCCCCCAGGAGGTGCGGCGTGTCCCAGGCAACCTTTGTCGATCCCGGCGAGTCCATCGACTTCACCCCCGGCACGGCCGTCGCGGTCGGGGCGGTCGTTGTGCAGGGCAACCTCGTCGGCGTGGCCCGCGCCCCGCTCGCGGCTCAACAGCCGGGTTCGCTCCTGGTGCGGGGCCTTTTCGATGTCGTGAAGTCGGTGGGCAGTTTCACGGTCGGCCAGGCGGTCTGGTGGAACCCGGCCGGCCTGCCCGTCGGCGGCAGCGTTGCGAACGGCGCGGCCACGTCGACGCCCACGGGGATCTTCCTCGGCTTCGCGGTGCGTGCGGCGGGCGTCAACGACCGCACGGTGCGGGTGCCACTCGCGGCGAGCGGGCCGGTGGGGCCGGAAGGCCCGGTCGGACCCGAAGGCCCGTCGTGGATTCCGCAACCGCCGACGGAGGGCGTCTGGGCGCTCAAGGCGATCAACGGCGTGGTGCAGTGGGTCGAGGAATCGTGGAGTTCCTCGAGCTAAGCGACAAACCCGACCAACAACCCGGAGTGGAACATGGCGACGTTCATCGCGGATGGCGAGTTCATCGATTACACCCCTGCGACCACGGTTCCGGCGGGCGGCGTGGTTGTGCAAGGCGATCTCATCGGCGTGGCCCGGTGCGAACTCCCGGCCAACGTCCCGGGCGCGCTGGCGGTGCGGGGCGTCTTCGACTTCCCGAAGTCCGCCGGCGGCGGCACCGCGATCCCGGTCGGCACCACGGTGTACTGGAACGCCGGCACGAGCGTTGCCACGGCAACCTCGGCAGGCAACAAGCTCCTGGGCAAAACCGTGAAGGCGGCGGCGGATGCCGACACCACGGTGCGCGTCCGCCTCTTCCAGTGAGGTCGCCATGCCCGATCTGTTGCACTTCGGCATGGATTGGCTCGCGGACAAGCTCCGCGAGCATGTGTCGCGGCCAGTCACGTACCGCCGTGGGGCGAACGACATCAATGTTCCGGCCACGATCGGCCGCACGCTGATGAAGCTCGCGGACGGCGAGGGCGGCGTGCGGTTGGAGTGGACCGACCGTGACTTCCTGATCCGGGCCGATGCGCTCGTGATCGCGGGGAACCGAATCACGCCCGAGCGGGGCGACACCGTGGTCGACGACGGCAAGGTCTACGAGGTCATGGCTCCCGGTGGGGAACCTCCGTGGCGGGTGAGTGATCCGTTCGGCCACATGCTCCGGATTCATGCGAAGTTCGTGGGGAACGCCTGATGGCCGTGATCATCGACATTGCCGACGCGGTCGTGGCTACACTCAACGCGGGCACGTTCAGCCAGGCGTTCACGGCCGAGCGGCATTACCTGCCGCGATTTGAACTGCCCGACCTGGCGACGCTCCGTGTCAGCGTGGTGCCGAAGGGGATCACGAGCCAGGCCTTGGACCGCAAGCGTGACCAGAACGATTACCGCATCGACGTCGCGGTGCAGCACAAGGCCGGCATCGACTTGGCCACGTTCGATGCCCTGATGAACCTGGTCGAGGAGATCGGCGACTACCTGCAGGCGACGCCCTTGGTGGGTTATCCGCAGGCCCGAGTTTTCGACATGGTCAATGAACCGATCTACGCGCCGGAACACATCGACGAGTTCCGGGCGTTTACCAGCGTGATGACGTTCACTTACCGCGTTTGGAGGTAACCGCGATGGATTCGACTCCCGCTCCTGCGAAACCGCTCTCGCCGCTGGCGAAGAACATTCTCGGCTACGCCCTCGCGTTCGCCCTGGCGTACATCGCCGCGAAGTGGGGCATCGTCCCCGGCCCGAATCCGACGCCGCCGGTGATCGTGATGCCGCCGGCGGCGACGGCTCCGGTGTCGCCGTGATCGGGCTGAGCTTCGAGGCCGCCAAACGCGGCTTCTTCGACCGAGCGGCCGTGCAGCAGAAGGTCGACAAGACCACGCGGAAGGTCTTCTCGAAGTTCGGGGCCTTCGTCCGCCAGCGGGCGAAGACCTCGATCCGCAAGCGCAAGGGGACGAGCCCGCCCGGCGGACCGCCGTATTCGCACGTGGGGCTGTTGAAGAAGTTCCTCTTCTTCGCCTTCGATGCCAACCGGCAGAGCGTCGTCATCGGGCCGACGCTGATCCGCGAAGGATCGGAGGCCCCCAAGCTGCTGGAGCACGGCGGCGAAGGGGTGAAGCAAACCAAGGACGGAGCCAAGCCCGCCCGCTACCGGCCCCGACCGTTCATGGGTCCGGCGTTCGCGGCGGAACAGCCGAAGCTGCCGGGGATGTGGAAGGATTCGATCCGCTAACGAGGTGACTCATGGCCGTGAAACTCGGGCTCGACGCCAAGCTCTACCGCAACACCGGCACGCACGGTTCGCCCGCCTGGAACGAGATCGTCAACGTCCGCGACGTGACGCTCTCCCTCGAAGCCGGCGAAGCGGATGTCACCACGCGCGGCAACAACGGCTGGCGGGCGACCGTGGCCACGCTCAAGGATGCCTCGGTCGAGTTCGACATGGTCTGGGACACCGAGGACACCGACTTCGCCGCGATCCGCGATGCCTTCCTGAACCGGACGGCGATCCAGTTCGCCGTTATGGATGGCGACATCACCGAGACCGGTTCGCAGGGATTGAAAGCGTTCTGCGCCGTCACCGCCTTCAGCCGCAACGAAGCCCTCGAAGAAGCCATCACCGTCAGCGTCACCATCAAACCCACGTATCGCACCGTCCCTGCCGAAGCCCCGTCTTGGCTGGTCGTGCCGTAATCCCAGGTTCCTTTCGTTCCTCAGGAGAGTTCCATGCGATGGATTTCTGTCTTCTTCTGCGCGCTCTGTTCCACCGTGGCCTTCGCGCAGTCGCCGCCGGCGGTTCGCATTGCCGGGGCCACCAACTACGCGCCGCACTCGCTCGTGAAGTTGAAAGCCGACGGAGCCGACGCCAAGGCGGGCCTGCTCTGGCGAGTTTACCCGTCGACCGGCGTCCAGCGGGCCACGAACCCGCGGGGCGTGTTCGAGTTCGCGGCCCCGCCGGGGACTTACGAAGTCGAGTTGCTCGCCATCACCGCGGCCCCCGGGGGCGATCTCGTCATCGACGAAGCCCGGCAGACCATCACCATCGGCCCGGCGACGCCGGAACCGAAGCCGATCCCACCGCCGGAGATCAAGCCGAACCCCACGCAGGCTCTCGGCAAGATTCGCTTCGGTAACGCCGGTTGCACCGCGACGGTGATTGGCCCGCGCCGCCCCGACGGCAAGTGGGACATCCTGACCGCTGCCCACTGCGTGTCGGGCGAAGGGCAGCGGGGCACACTGACGCTCAAGGACGGCCGCACCCTCGCCATCAAGGTCGTGGCCCATCACAAGACGCCCGACCTCGCCTGGTGCGTCACCGAGGAAGTGATTGCCGAGATGCCGTTCGCGTTCCTTGCAGAGAAGAACCCGGAGGTCGGCACGGCGATCTGGCACATGGGCTACGGCGTCGACAAGCCGGGCAACCGCGAGGATGGCTCGATCACCGCCGCCGAGAACGGTGACGGCCAGTTGCGAATGTCGCTCTCGGTGTCCTCGGGCGACTCGGGCGGCGGCATCTTCCGCACCGATACCAACGAACTCGTCTCAGTCGTCTGCTGCACGAGTGGGATGGGCCAGAAGGTGTCGATGTGGGGCGGCTCGGCCGAGGCGGCTCGCCGCACCCGCCCCAAGAACACGGATGCGGAGGAAACCTGGACGCCGCTGCCGATCCCGATCTGCACCGACGGCAAGCGCAGCCTGGCGGACGAATGGAAACCGCTGCCGATCCCGATCCGCGTCGCCAAATCCCAGTAACCGCCCCGTCACCGGAGACCACCATGCACAGCTTTGTGGATAACGCCGGGCGCACCTGGGTGATCGCCATCAACGTAGCCGTCGTCAAGCGGGTCCGCGGGCTGGTCGGCGTCGATCTGTACTCGCTCGTCGACGACGGCTTCAAGCCGCTGGGTACGCTCGTGGCCGATCCGGTGAAGCTTGCCGACGTGCTCTACTGCCTCTGCAAGGAGGAAGCGGATGCGAAGCAGGTGTCGGACGAGGACTTCGGTCGGGCGCTCGCCGGCGATGCCATCACGCTGGCGGCCGACGCCTTCGTTGAGGAACTGATCGATTTTTTCCCCGACGCCCGGACGCGGGAGAGCCTTCGCAAAGTGGTGGCGGCCGGGCGGAAGGTGCGGGGGACCCTGCTCGATCACGCCGAGACGGTGATCGCTGGGATCGATCCCGAGGCGGAAGCGAAGAAGTGGATCGCTTCACTTGCGAACTCGCCGGCGTCCTCGGGCTCGACCCTGGCCCCTTCACCCTCCGCGAACTCTTCGTGATGGCGGAAGCCCGCAGCCGGGCGCTGTGGAACCACACCGCGACCGTGCTGGCGCTCCTCGCCAACGCCCACCGCGACCCCAAGAAAACCCGCCCCTTCACGCCGGCGGACTTCCACCCGCACCAGCGGCGGAAGCCCGCCCCGGCGGCGAAGGTCGGCATCACCGCCTTGAAGTCCGTCTTCGTCGACCGACCACCGGGAGGGCAATAACGGATGGCAGCGGCCCAGGGAATTCGTGCCGGTGCGGCCTACGTCGAGTTGTTCGTCAAGGACAACCGGCTGGTGCGAGGTCTCGCGGCGGCGTCGGCCAAGCTCAAGGCCTTCGGCGCGGGGATCACCGGCATCGGCACGCAGTTGCTCGGCGTCGGCACCGCCCTGGCCACGCCGTTCGCGCTGGCCGCCAAGCTCTTCGCCGACATGGGCAGTGACCTCGTCGACATGAGTCAGCGGACAGGGGTGAGCGTCGAGGCGCTGTCGGAGTTGGGCTTCGCGGCCGAGCAGTCGGGCGCGGACATGGAAACGCTGGAAGCCGGTCTGCGCAAGATGCAAAAGTTCGTGGTCGAGGCCGCCGGCGGCTCGAAGGAAGCGCAAGCGGCCCTGGCGAAGTTGGGCTTGGCGGTCGGCGACCTCAAGGCGCTGACGCCCGACGACATGTTCAAGCTGATCGCCGAGAAGCTCTCGAAGATCGAGAACCCTGCAATGCGCGCCGCCTTAGCGATGGACATCTTCGGTAAGTCGGGCACGAAGCTTCTGCCGCTGATGATCGACGGGGCCGAGGGGATCGAGAAGCTCCAGGAGAAGGCCCGCAAGCTCGGCCTGACGATCTCGACCGAAGACGCCGCGGCCGCCGAGGAGTTCGGCGACACGCTTGACGTGCTCTGGAAAGTGATTAAACGCGGCGTCTTCTCGGTCGGCGCGGCGCTCGTTCCCTCGCTCATGGAACTGGCCCAGTGGATCATCACGACCACGAAGGAGGTGTCCGCCTGGATCGACCGCAACCGGGGCCTGGTCACTTCCATCGCCAAGATCACCGTCGTGGTGCTCGGCATCGGCGCAGCCCTTGTCGCGTTGGGGGTCGCGGTCAGTGCGGCGGGCTTCGCGCTCTCGGGGCTGGTGAGCATCTTCTCGCTGGTCAGTTCCGCGATCGGCGTGGTCGGCACCGTGATCGGGGCGCTGCTCTCGCTCATAGGCCTGGTGGTCGCGGCTCTCGTGGGCCTGGGCTACCTCTTCGCCACGGAGACCGAAGCAGGCCAGCGGATGACCGACGAACTGAAGGCGGGCTTCGTCAGCTTCGCCGAAACGGCCAAGACCGCCTGGGGCGGCATCGTCGACGCCATCCAGGCCGGCGACATCGGCCTCGCCGCCAAGATTGCGCTGGCGGCCGTCAGCCTGGAATGGGCCAAGGCGGTGCTCTGGTGGACAGAGAAGTGGAACGCCTTCAAAGGGATCTTCGTCGACGGCTGGCATGACGCCGTGGCGGGCTTAAAGCTCATGTTCTGGGACTTCACCGCCTGGATCGCCCGCACCTTCTCCGGGGCCATCGAGAAGCTCTTCAAAGCGGCGGCGTGGGCGGCCGAGAAGATCGGCCTCGACGACTTGGCCAAGAACCTCCGCGAGAACTTCGACTTCTCCGACGAGAACATCAACCGCAACCGCGACCGGATCAAGAACCAGATCCTCGACGACCGCCAGCGCCGGCAACGCGAAGCCGATGCCGCGCGCAAGGCGGATGCCGCCGGGGCGATGGACGACGTGCGCAAAGCCGCCGAGGAGTTGAAGGACGCCGTCGATGAAGCCGGGCGGAAACGGGCGGCGGTGCGGGATCGCGTGCCGGAGAAGGCCAAGTCGGGGTCGATGTCGGAACTCGACGAGGTGGTCGACCTGGCTCGGAAGGTCGACATCCAAGGCACCTTCAACGCCGCCGCCGTCCGCGGGCTGGGGGCGGAATCGCTCAACGAACGCACCGCGCGGGCGGTCGACCAGATCAACGAGAACGTCAAGAAGATCGCCGCCGAGGCCATGCACGGCGGCCTGGTCTTCGCGTAACGGAGGGAATCGTGCCGGCCATCATCGTCGAGACATTCGAGAGCGGTGGAGCGACCGTCGGGCCGGACAGCCCCGGCGTCGACCTGAAGTTCGCCGTGCTCGGCACCGAGATCGACATCGAGGTGCGGGCGCTCGTCGAAGGCACGATCCCAGCCATCTTCCGGGGGATGGTCTTCAAGAACTACCGCATCGACCACAAGGGCGGCGGCGTCTGGGACGTGTCGGTCCGCTACGGGCAGGACGACACCGAAGCCGACGAGGCCGACCCCGGCAGCCCGCCGGCCCAGCCCAACGATCCGCTGGGGCCGAGTTACACCTTCGAGACCTCGGGCGGCACGCAGCACATTACACAGTCGCTCGAAACGATCTCGAAGCACGGCAAGCCGGGCGTCAACCCGCCCGACTTCAAAGGGGCCATCGGCGTCAGCGCCGATGCGGTGGAAGGCACCGACATCACCGTGCCGGTGTTCCGCTTCTCGGAAACCTACTCGATCCCCGTGCCCTTAATCACGCACGCCTACAAGCTCCAGGTCTTCGACCTCACGGGCAAGGTGAACAATGCGGCGTTCAAAGGCTTCGCCATCGGCGAGGTGCTCTTCCTCGGCGCGTCGGGCTCGCGGCGCGGCCTGGAGAAGTGGGAGATCACCTACCAGTTCGCGGCCAGCAAGAACGCGGTCAACCTCAAGGTCGGCGACATCCAGAACATCAACAAGAAGGGCTGGGAGTACCTCTGGGTGCGCTACGGCGACGTGGAAGACCAGAAGGTGCTGATCAAACAACCGGAAGCCGCCTACGTGGAGCGGGTGTACGAACCGGGCAACTTCGCCCTCCTCGGGATCGGAGTCTGACATGCCCGGCGATCCGTTCCAACCCGTGCTGGTCGGCCAGAAGCTGGAGATTCCCGCGCCGGCCTACAACGCCTTCCTCGACGCGGCGCGCTTCGTGCGAGGCAAGCTCCGCGAAGGCGACGGCAACGACGAGCCGGAGTTCCGCCAGTCGGGGATCGTGAAGGTCCGCAACGATTCGGGCGGCGACCGCGACCGCTTCGACGTGCTCGGCATCGCCGGGCCGGTGGTGGAACCGGGCGACGACCTGCAGCAGTTCCAGAATCGGGTGCTGCTGTCGGGCCTGTCGCCATATTCCACATTCCGCGGGCGGTTCGTGATCCTGCTCGAACCCTTACGTTCGGGGAGCATCGGCCGGGCGGTGATCAGCGGCGTCACGGTCGGGCGTGTCTGGATCGATCCCGAAGACCCGGAACTCTGTTGCGCCGACGTGCGCGACGGTGATCCATCCTGCCTGGAGATCAACGAGGAAGGCGCGGCCCAGGTGCTCTGGCGCGAGCCGGGGTATGGCAAGAAATGGGCGGTCTACCGCATCGGCCACGTCTGCCCATGTCCGGATTCGTCCTCTTCGTCAAGCAGCAGCAGTTCCTCGTCTTCGAGTAGTTCGTCGTCGTCGAGCAGCAGTTCCTCTTCGAGCAGCAGTTCGAGCGGGACCGGTTCCGGTGTCGACCTCCGCGAAACCGACGTCCGCTGCGAGTCGGGCAAGCTGAATGTCTACGTCCGCACCGTGACGCTGCGGATTACCGACGGCACGCTCGAAAAGGAATCCGGCGACTGGGTGCTCGATCACCAGGCCGGCTGTTGCTGCTGCGAGAACTGCGACAGCAGTTCGTCGTCTTCGTCGAGCAGTTCGAGCAGCGGCTCGTCGTCTTCGTCGAGCGGTTCGTCCTCTTCGAGCGGCTCCAGTTCGAGCAGCGGGTCGAGTTCGTCCGGCAGCAGTTCGAGTTCTTCGGGGAGCAGCAGTTCCTCGGGGAGTTCTAGCGGCGGGTCGTCCTCGAGTAGCGGTTCGAGTTCCTCCGGGAGCAGTTCCTCCAGCACCGACTCGTCTTCGGGCACTAGCTCATCGGGTTCGAGTGGCAGTTCTTCGGGCAAGGATTCTTCGTCCTCGGGCAGTGGGTCGGGTTCGTCGGGTTTGAATAGCAGTTCCTCCGCAACGGATTCGTCTTCCGGCAGTAGTTCGGGATCGTCGTCGGGCAACGGCTCGGGTTCATCGGGAACGATCAGCAGTTCTTCGAACGCCACGGATTCGAGTTCCTCCGTTCCGGACTCGTCTTCGGGCAGTGCCGATTCGTCATCGAGCGGAAGCTCCTCGGGTTCGGGAAGCAGTTCTTCGGCCCCGTCGTCGTCGGCCTTCTCGTCATCGAGCGGCACGGGCCCTTCGATCGGCAGCAGTTCGGAAACGAGAATTGTGCCCGTGAAACCATCATCCTCGACCCTGGGAGACTGATCGATGCGAGTCTTTCTGATCGGCTATCCCGGCGACATGGGCGGGGCCAACACCGAAGCCTGGCACACGGTCAAGCTCTGGCGGCGGGCCGGCCTCGACGTTCACCTCGTGCCGACCTGGGGCGGCGACGACCGCTGGCAGGCCAAGCTCGACGCGCTCGGTTGCACCACACACCGAACACAACCCGACCGGCTTGAGAGCGTTCCCGGACTGGCCGGTCCACCGGTCGTCAGCTTCTGCAACGCGGAGTTCCTCATTCACGCCCACCGGCTGCGGGCGCTCGGCTGCCCGCTCGTCTGGGTGAACTGCATGACGTTCCTCTTCGACCGCGAACGGCGCTTCTATGCCGATCACGGGCCGTTCGAGGCGATGGTCTTTCAGTCGGAGTTCCAGCGGAATGCTATCGAACCGCAGTTGAAGCCATTCGGCTACGATCCCGCGACCGGGCATCTCGTCCGCGGTGCATTCGATCTCACGGAGTGGGAGTACCGACCGCGCCCCCATCAATATGGAGAGCCGTTCATCGTCGGCCGCATGGCCCGGCCCGACACCGACAAGTGGTCGAGCAACACCTGGCCCATCTACAGCCGCATCCAGTACCGCCAGCGCCGGGCCTTGATGCTCGGCATGAACGAGAAGACGCATGCCAAGCTCGGCAAGGCCCCGGACTGGGCCGAGTGCCTGAAGCCGATGGCCGTGCCAGTGCCGGAGTACCTGTCGAAACTCCACTGCCTGCTGCCGGTCAACGGCGGGGCCCGTGAGAATTGGCCCCGGGCCGGGCTCGAAGCGATGGCCGCAGGCGTTCCCGTGGTGGCCCAGAACGACTGGGGTTGGCGCGAAATGATCACCCACGGCGAATCCGGGTTCCTGGGTTCCTGCGACGAAGAGTTGGCCCACTACGCCGCGACGCTCGCCTACGACGAGGAACTCCGCCTGCACGTTGCTCACGCCGCCCGCGCGACACTGGTGCGGGAGTTCGCCAACCCGGACGTGCTCGCCGCCGCTTGGCTCCGACTGTTTGATGCCGTCACTGCGGCGCGGAGGGTCGCGGCATGAAACTTCTGAAACGCGGCGTCGTCGGCACCAACGTTCACCGCAGCGGCTGGCCCTGCGTGATGCAATCGCTGCGCGCCGTGGCGACGGGCACGGGTGTGCTGCTCGACGATTTCGCCGATGCCAGCTTTTCGTACCAGTCGCTGAAACAATCGCACGGCGAACCGTGGGTCGGCATTTTCCACCATCCGGTGATCGTCAACAGCCCGCTCGCCGGCGACCGCAAACACGCCCTGCGGCAGATCGAAGGGCACCGGCACTGGAGCGTATCGCGGAAGCACCTCCGCGGGGCCGTCGGGCTTTGTGGGGATGTTGCGGCCGAGCTTCGGCATTGGCTCAAGGTGCCGGTGCTCGCGTTGCCGCATCCCACCGAAATGACCGTCCCACGCTGGCGTTCCGAGGCGGCTCTCCCGGAACGGCGGCTGGTGCAGGCCGGCTTCTGCCTGCGGAATACGCAGGTGGTCTTTCAGGTTGCCCCTGCGGGCTGGCACCGCGTCCAGTTGTTCGGGGCCAGTCCGTGGTACCGCTCGCGTGATGAGGCGTTGCGCGCCCGGCGCGTGCGGCCGGACGTGGATCGCCCGAGCGTGGAAGTGCTCAACCGCCTGGATGACGCGGCTTACGACGAGTTGCTGGCGACCAGCGTCGTGCTCACCGAACTGTACGGGGCGGCCGCCAACAACCTGGTCGTCGAGTGCCTGGCCCGCGGGACGCCGATTCTCGTGAACCGGTTGCCGGCTGTCGAGGAGTACCTCGGCCGCGACTACCCGCTGTTCTACGCCGATCTGAGCCAAATCGAATCGCTGCTCGAACCATCCCGACTGCGAGCCGCCAGCGGGCACCTGCTCGGGCGGGCTTCCGTCCTGCCCACGTTCGATGAGTTCGCCCGGCGGGTGTTGGCCTTCGTCGATTCCGTGGGGGCCGCATGA